ATAATTGTTATAAGTTTCAATGCGGAATTTTTAATTGTGTAAAGTAATAAATATAATTGTAGTCTCATAATCCTAAATCTTCAAGTGCTTCTGTTAAACTGAAAGTTAAGTAAAAAAACAAAGTAACTCCAGCCAAATTAATGTAGGGTTCTGTACCTTGACAAATCAAAGAGAACGAAGTTAAAAAACCCGCAATAAAATAAGCAGTTGCTAAATAGTTACTTTTCATCTATTCTCCTTTAAGTGCTTTCAACTCTTCGTACATAGCAAGTAGTTGTGCTTCTTTCTCTTGTATTAGTTCTTCTTGAGTAGGACTTTCTACTTCAATTAACTCAACTCTTACAAGTCCGTTCTCATCATAAATTTCGTTTCTTAATTGTGCCATAATTTTATTATTTTTTCATTGATATTTGAATTGTACTACCAGAAACAAAAGCAGTTACACCTGCTACACTTGGCGCCCCACTTGCGTATGTAAGTCCAGTTTGAGACCAAGAAGTATGTTGAGTACCCGTAGTAGAACAAGATAATGGTATACAAGATGCGTTATTTATTCCTGTAAATGAAATACTATTAACATTTGTTTGAATACCTAACCAATAAATTGTTCCTTGTGTAAAAACAAAAGAAGATATAACACTTTTTGTACCTGTTGTTGAACAATCTAAATCAATACTACTATATAATAAATCAGTAGGTTGATTATTACTTGAAGAATAAACACAAATCCTTGCTAATCCTGTTGCTTGTGCAGTTGTTACATTAATAGCGAACTCTACACAAGTAAAAGTTGTGTTTGGTATATAAGGAACGTATTGCATACTAGCACTTGAAATACTATGAACTGAAGCAGTACCAGCAGTTAGTGCGTTTGATGTTCGAAAACCAATTAAAGAACTATAAACCGCTGATTGTAAACCTGTACTACCACCACCACCACCACCTGAAGAATTAATAGTCTGATTAGGAAAAGTCCCTGTAATAGTTACATTAGTTCCTGCTACCAAACTTGGAGTTGCTGTGCCTGTACCACCATTCGCTACTGCTACAATTCCTGTAACGTTACTTGCCGTTCCCGTTGTGTTTTGGTTAAGTGTAGGAATATCTGCGCCAACAATAGCTCTAAATGTCGGTACTCCTGAACTTCCGTTTGGTGCGGCTAAAATATTATTTGCAGTTTTTGACGCATAAGGATTTTGAGTGTCTCCATAATTTGAAGCTAAACTAATAACAGGTGTTGTCGTTCCTGTAGCGACTACAGGTGTTGTTGCTGAAACTGAAGTTACGCCACCTATTACCAAATTTCCACTTCCTAATATTGTATTAGAATTAATGGTCTTGATGTTAGTACCACTTATTAAAGTGTCCTGCTTTGAACCTATAATATTTGCACCTGTAACCGACTTTGTCACATAGCCACCTGCTCCATCGCTTTCACTAATTTCTATTAAATCAGTATTTGCTATTGGTGTTCCTTTTGGGGTTAATTGACTAATTTTTATATCTGCCATTTTATTTTATTTATTGTGTTACTCTTTTGTCGTTGTTTTCTGTTATTCTTTGGTCGCTTATTTCTGTTATTCTGTATGCACTTGGTATAATTATTGGTGCAGCAGTTCCTGTAATATTACCTATTCCTTGTGCGCTTAAACTTCCGTTACAACACTTTATAGAATACCTTTTTCCGTCTTTACATAGGCAACCACGTTGTCCACCTTTTGGACTTGTTCTCGAAGGTAAAGAACCCCAACTACTTCCCATTTTTTATAGTATTTAGGTAAGTCTTTAATTTAACGATATTAACTTCCTTTGGTTTGTATGTTCTTAAATGTACCATCCAGTGTAATTATTGTTTGTGTCCGGAAACATATCACTATTTGAATTTGTGTTGTATTCAGGAAACAAACTTGTGTTGTTGCTTATGTAGTCAATAAAACGTTGTGTGTAGTGTTGTGCTATTTGTGTTTCCTTTTCAATTAAAAAGTCTATTTCGTTTTTTTCTACGCTTGTTGAATTTTCAGAATTGTGCTTATATACTCCTTTGTTTGAAATTGTGTAAGCTGCGAATGGCAAATAATACTTCATTGCTAAATGAATTAACATCGGCTTTAAATAAGTCGTTGTAAGCGTTAAATAATTACCACTTAATGTATTTGCTATGATATCCGCTTTTATCTTGTCTAATAGCTTCGTTCCTGTGAAATTTTGCAAGTCTGTATCTTGTGCGATTTTAATATATTGTATAAAATTGTCCGTATCTACGTTTCCGTTTAACGAAGTGAATTTAACTAAATCTTGTCGTGTGACTAAAAGTGCGTCTGCCATTAATTCTCTTTTTTATTTGTAGGTAAAAACCCTTTGTTCGGCATATCAATTGGACGTTGTGCAACTAAACTTGGATTTGTAATTACATAACCAAATTTAGCAGCTTTTGCTTGTGCTAATTTCTTTGTGTTTGCGGTTATGTTTAATCCTGTTCCTTCAAAGACTGCATAAACTTGTTTATTCCAACGGTGATGACAATTTCCACCGCCCTTATATAACCAAATAGAATAGTAGTCTGTTCCTTTTGGCCCCCAACCTGCGTTAACAACTTGTGTACTCATATTTAAAATATCTTCTTTACGGTAAATCTTGTTTGCTTTTACCATTTGTGTACAAAATTCACGTGGATTGTCCGTTACTTCGCCTTCGTATTTATATCGAACAACAAACTTTACTCCGTCAATAGTTTTGTCTTGTTTACTTGTTATGTTTGGTCTTGCGTCTCCTGTAGAAACCAAGTTTACAATTTTGCTTAATAAACTTTGTTTTGGTTCGCTACTTAACAACTCGTTTTCTTCATCGTCTGTATCGTAGTCAACTTCTTTTTCGTCTATTAATAACCAATTGTCTTGTGGTTCTTCGCCTAAATCAATTAATGGGTTTGTGTGTGCGCTTAATTCTGTTCCTGTTTCTTCTGCAACTTGTTCTGCGTTTTGCGTGTTTTCCAAGTCCGTAAACTCTAAAGGTTGTAAAGTCTTAAAAAATAATTTTAAAGCAACTCCGTTAAAAGCTAAAATGCTATCGAAAGCATCTAATAGTTCTTCTTGAAATGGTCTTATTACCATATTATCAAATAATATACTTGAATTTTTAAGTTCTTCAGCGTTACTTGAAAAGCCATTTGTAGAAGCAACACCAAATAATAAAGGTGAAGTTATGTTGTGTCCTAACATTATCTTGCGTAAACATTCTTCGCTTAAATAAGTGTACTGGTCTGCCGCGTCATTTAACGGTATATCGTCAACTGTTGTTTTGCTTTCAGCGTTGTTGTTAAAAGCTACAATTACTTTTTGTCCGCGTGAACCTGTTAACTTGCTTAAAACTTTGTTTGAAATAATACTTTGTTGTTCGTCCGTTGGTATTCCGTTATTAAAATTTACAACTTTAGTTCCACTAAATCCGTTTTGAACTTCGTTAATTAAATAGTCTGCAATTTCTTCTTCTAAAAGACAATATGGAATACAACCTGCATAGTCGCTGTAGGAATAATATTTCATTCCAACCGAATAAGGTTTTGAATAAAGTATTTCTATTTTGTCTTTGCTATAACCAAAAGCGTTAAATCTAATTGGTGCAAACTTTTTAGTATCGTCCCAATTGTCAGAATAATAATAACCTGTTATGTTTCCGTCTTTGTCGCATTTTTCAGCTCGTAAAAGATTAACAGGAATATGATATGCTTTTAATATTTTGTCGTGCTTGTCGTTGTAGTGTACTTGAATAGCAAATTGTCCAAACATTTTTCTGTCAAGAACCATTTTACGTACGTCTTCTTTGTGAAATAAAGACATCATTTGTGCGTACTCATTCGGCTTTTTATTAGCGTCTAATGCACTTAAACCTTTTCCGTATATTAATCGTGCTACGTTGTTTATAATAGCGTTATTCGTTGTTGAATTGCTATATCTCTCAATTAAGAATTGAAAGTATTGGTCGCCGTCTTCGGTTAAAAAGTCCACCCAATTTTCTCGGTTTGTTTCCGAAACTACAGGTGACGTATAAGCCGACAAATTAAGTACGTGTAAGTTATTCATAAACTATAAATTCATTTGTTGTTGAATTAGAAACATATTGATTATTGTTAACCGAAAATGTAACTAAAGGTTGTGCTGTGCAAAATATTCTATCCTTGTAAATTATGTCGTTATTCGAATTTTGTAATTCTAAATTGTAAAAATGTCCTTCTATTAAACCGTAAGTGTGTGTTATTAAATTAACATAGTCGCCTTGTGATTGTCCAAAACTTTGTGTTGAAACAACAAGAGTATTGGTTTGTTCGTCTGTTATTTGCATTCTAAAAGGTTGTACGTTAACTTCGTTTCCTAAAACTCGCGGAACGTAATAAAACGTTTGCGCACTTCCTGAAGGTGTTAATACTATCATATTAGTATAATTAAATATTCGTGTTTTTGTTCTTTTTTTAAAACAAAAAAAAAGCCGAACTTACGAACGGCTTTAAAAATATTTTTTTTAAATTTAGT